CATTTACATCATTTTACTGATTTCAGTAGTGTTAAATATAACATTTACTATTGGTATATTCAATTTACTGAAACAAAACGAGGAATTGGAAGACACTCTTGTAGAAACTACATTAGAAGTTAAATTTAAAGTATCTAACGCATTAGAAAATTTAAGGAACGTAGATTCACGTGGTTCATTTGAATCTGATGATGAAGTTGGAGCTACTTTTACTGAATTAAAAACAATTGTTGAAAACCTAAACGAAATATTATAATTACCAAAATGGCAAAACAAAGAAAACCAAAATCAAAAATATATTTCGGCACACCTGCACAAGATGCAATTGTAGAGTATAACAAAACAAAAGACTCAGTAAAACGTAGTAAAATTTACGAAGAAAAGATTAAAGCACCTTTTGAGAAATTAGCAGAAAACGTAATTAACACTTTTAAATTTTCTTATTTTGATGTTCCTAAAAAAGATATTCAAACGGAAGTTGTATCTACATTGGTAGAGAAAATGCATATGTTTCAAGAAGGTAAAGGAAGGGCGTTTTCATATTTTACTATTATTGCAAAGAATCATTTGATTTTAAAGAATAATGGTAACTACAAACGTTGGAAACAAAATGCATTAATATCCGATATGCCAGAAAGTTGGAATCCTGAGAATGATTTTTATGAAGTGGAGGAAGGCAGTGAATTTAGAGAATTTAAAGACCTAATGTTATTGTATTGGGATAAGCATCTTACTACTATTTTTAATAAGAAAAGAGATATACAAATTGCAGATGCAGTATTAGAATTATTCCGTAGAAGTGAGTTCATAGAAAATTTTAATAAGAAACATTTATATCTACTTATAAGAGAAATGACAGATTGTAAGACTCATTATATTACAAAGGTTGTAAATGTAATGAAACAACATCAGAAAAAAATGTTAAATGATTACTTAGAAACTGGTGATTTCACAGTTAAGAGTGAACCATTTTGGGTTGATATTTCAAAGATTGATTTAACCGAAGACGATATCGATGATGAATAAAAAATATATTTTAGGTATAGCATGTGGTTATCACGATTCCTCAGCAGCATTAATATTAGATGGAGTAGTTATCGGTGCAATGGAGGAAGAACGTTTTACAGGAGTAAAACACGATGCTACGTTTCCAACTAATGCTATTAATTGGTTGTATAAGGATAATAAAATAACAGGTAATGATATATCAGTTGTTACCTTTTACGAAAACCCTAAATTAAAATTAGAGAGAATTGAAGAATCTACTAAAAGAGGTGGATTGGTTAATTTCTTTAAACGAAAATCTATTATTGATTCAAATAAAGCACAAGCCAAAGAAATTGAATCTAAAATATATCAGATTACAAATCCAAATATAATTTTAGCATATGGTGACCATCACCTATCACATATAGCATATTCGTATTATACATCTCCATTTGAAAGAGCAACTATATTATCAGTAGATGGGGTGGGTGAATGGGAAACTACTGTTTTAGCATTTGCAGAAGGTAAAAATATTACAAAATTACAAAATATTAAATTCCCACATTCATTAGGAATGTTATATTCTGCAATGACAGCTTTCTTAGGATTTAAACCAAATGAAGGTGAATATAAAGTAATGGGTTTAGCACCATATGGTAATTCAGAAACGTATTTAAATAAATTTAAACAATTATATAAATTAACGGAAGATGGTGGGTTTGAAATCAATATGAATTATTTTACATATGATTATTCGAATAATTCAATGTTTAATGAAAAATTAGCGGAGTTGTTTGAACTCCCAAATAGATTACCAGAAGATGAGTTAACACAAGAACATAAAGATTTAGCAGCAACAATTCAACATCAATACGAATTTCTATTTTTTAGATTATTAAATAAAATGTTTGCTATTAGGGCAACAAATAATTTATGTCTAAGTGGTGGATGTGCATATAACGGAACTGCAAATGGTAAGATTTTAAAAAATACCGGTTATAAACAATTATGGATTCCACCGGCTCCATCTGATGCAGGTTCTGCTATTGGGTGTGCACTGAATTACTATTATACCCATACCGAATCCGCCGTTAGAGTTCCAAATACAAATCCGTATTTAGGTACGTTTAATACTAATGATGAAATTGAAACTGAATTAAAAAACTATGAAAATGAAGTATGGTATGAATTTAAAAATCATTCACAAATTGTTACAACTATTTCTAGAGAAATTACAAATGGTAACGTTATCGGTTGGTATGAGGGTAGAATGGAATTTGGTTCAAGAGCACTCGGTAATCGTTCTATATTTGCTAACCCGCGAGACCCTCAAATGAAAGCAAGGGTAAATAAGGTAATTAAAAAAAGAGAAGGATTTAGACCGTTTGCTCCAATTGTAAAAGAGGAAGACCGATTAAAATACTTTGATTATAAACCATTAGTTCCTTATATGAATCAGGTAGTTCAAGTAAAAGAGGAACATATAAAAAATCTACCTGCTATTACACATATAGATGGTTCTGCAAGAATACAAACTTTAAATTTTAAACAACATCGTAGAGTATATTCCTTGCTTAGACAATTAGAAGAGGATAATGGGTATCCAATTGTTTTAAATACATCATTCAACGTTAAAGATAAGACCATTGTAAACACCCCTAAAGATGCAATAGATACATTTTTAGATTGTGATATGGATACGTTGGTTCTTAACAACTATATCGTTAAGAAAAAAATAAAATAGAATACAATTAATAAGAAAGGAGTTTATCTCCTTTTTTTATTTATAACTATATTTATTGTAGAGATTTGTAACCAACTCATACGAACACTTAAAATGAATATCATACAAGAATGTATTATAGTTTCTAAAGAAATAGATGATAAATTTATTTTAGCAAAGAATCGTGATAGAGGATATCATCCTAAATTAGAAGTAATCCACGAATTAATAGATGGAGTTGAAGTTGCGTATTTACACGATGAGGTAACTGATTGGAGTGAGGGGATGAACGAATACGGGTAAGGAGTAGTTAATTCAGCCCTTTTAGTTGGATACGATGAGGCAGAAGGAAAGTTAGTTCAAAATATGAGAGGGTATGGTGAAGACGGTGCTAAGATGAGAAGTATATTCTCAAAGAAAACTCTTAAAGAAGCAATCAAAGCAGTAATAGTATGGAAGGGAAATAAAAATAAAGGATTAAGTGGTCATACATTTATTTCTACCCCTAAAAAAATGGTAAGTGTTGAAAATATACCAAACCTTAAACCTCAATTAGAATTACAAAATACTGAAAGTCCGGTTGTTAGAACAAATCACGGACACGTATATGTTGGTACGGGATATTCAGATGGTAAAAAGTATTTAAGTTCTAAAATGAGAAAATTGAGTGCTGAAAAGATAATTGATAAAATTACAAATTGGAAACAAGTAGGTATTGCATTAAGAAAACAATTCTTTAAAAAAGATAGTGTATTGAATATGAGAAAGGATACTCCTAAAATGTGGACATCATCTCAAACTATAATGAACTTAACCGAAACTATATTAGAGGTAAACTATTACGACCATAAAATCAAATCGTTTAAAGGAATTATCAATAAACTACCTAAAGGATATACTCCTAAAATAAAAATTATTATAAACAAACTAGAAAAGGAATAATGCAATGGCAACTACAAAAAAAGAAGTAAAAGATAAGAACCGAAAGAAAATTGCTAAAAAGACAATATCAGAACAGCAGAAAAAAGGAAATTATAAAAAGAAATCATAATTAAGAAAAACCCCACTAAAATGGGGTTTTTTTATTCCTTATATTTATATAATGAACTTAATTATAAAAATATGAGTATAAATTTTGAGTTATTTCCGGGCAAGGATTTAAGTGGATTGTTTAAAGACATCTATGATAACCAACAAAACAAAAGAAAAAGAATTTCTGAATTAATAGCAGAAATGAAAAATATTATTCGTCACGCGGGTGATATGGCAGTAATTGGTCCAATCATAAAAGACCTAGTCGATGTATCGGTTAGGAATGATGATTCTCTAATAAAACTTGCAGCAATTGCACAAAGAATAATTAGTGCAAATTCAAAATCCGAAGGAGATGTTGGATTCTTATCTGATGCGGAGAAGGAACAATTATTACGAGAAATTGAAATAACGGTCTTAGAAGTAAAAGATGAACAAGATGCTAAAGTAGATGAATTGACAAACGAAGTAGAAGAGATAAAACAAAAAATTAAAAAGTAATGGCAACTAGTAGATTAGGTATATCAAATAGTGGATTTAATCCCAACTCAACATCTACATCAGGAACTGCAAATAACACAGTAGGTATTGTAGTAGATATCATATTAGATGATACAAGTGAATTATTACTTAAATATGATTTTAGTGAAGTAGAACAAAAAAATACATCTAATATTGGGTTTGCAGCAATAAGACCAGTAAAGGATGCAACATCGGCTACTAAACAAAATAAAGCATATCCACCATTTAATCCAGAGGAAGGTATTCCATTAGTAGGTGAGACGGTTCAACTTATAGATGTAGCAGGTAGATTACATTATAAAAGAACTATTTCAGGAAATATTAATATAGGTAATGCAAGAACCGATATAGATATAAAAACCTATCCACATACACAACCGGCAGGTGGGAGTGGTGCAAGTGAACTAAGTACTGCAAACGCTACGGGAACACCAAGTGGTGGCGGTGGTACTGATGATAGAAAAACTGAAATTGGTAAGTACTTTAAAGAACAACAAGTTAATCCTTTAAAATTATATGAAGGTGATAAAGTAATACAATCGCGATTTGGCCAATCAATTCGTTTTAGTGGATATAATAATGGAGATGGGGAAGATAGAAAATTTGCACCAACTATTATTTTAAGAAATAGACAAAATAGCGAATCACTTAATAAACTAAAAAAGGGGTCGTTAACCGAAGAAGATGTAAATAAAGATGGCACAATTATTGCAATTACATCAGGTGATTATAAATTAAATTTCCAACCAGGTATTATAGATGATGGGGGTTCTTCAAATTTTGAAACTAAACCAACTCATTTCGAATCATATCCATCAGAATTAAAAGGTAGTGACCAATTATTAGTAAATTCTGATAGAATCATATTATCTGCCAAATCTAAAGAAATGATTTTCTATTCAAAAGGAAATTACGGATTTATATCAGATGGTAAAATGTCAATCGATAATGGTAAAGCAGGTGCTGATTTAGATTTTAATGGAGATGTTAGAATTACCACAAATGATAATAACACATACATTTTAGGTGGTAAGGGCCAGATATATTTAAATACTGAAAGTGATGCAGAACCATTGGTAAGAGGTCAAACTTTACAAGGATTATTAGAAGAACTAATTGATGCCATTAATGCACAAATATTTAAAACCCCTTCTGGTCCTACTGCAACTGGTCCTGAAAATAGAGGTACATTTAACGATATTAAAGGTAGATTGGAAAAATTCAAATCAACTTTAAATTTTACTGAATAAGATGTCATTAGAAATATTCAAACAAAATATGCTGAGTTATATGCAGAACCAAGCAGGAATTAGTTCCTATGGTGATTTTGCAAAAAAACTTACATTAGAATATGATATGGCAGTTAAGCGAGGATTTGATACTGTCAATAGTATTACAGTTGGTAAGGGTAATACTGAATTAATGGAAGCAACCTTAAATGGTATTCTTGCAACCGCGTTCCAACAACCATCAGGTGAACATCCTATTATTACTAACATGGGCCCTGCGTTTATATCATATTGGACTGGTGCTACAATGTCTGCAGTTCCACCTCCCATTATACCATCTGCAGGTGCAGTTGTAAATATTGCGACAGTTAGTAGTATGATTACGAATCCAGGAACTTGGCAACCAACTGATATACAAAGTTTAGAACCTGTATTATTAGATACTCCGGCAGAAAGTGTACCACCACCCGGAAAAGTATTTGAAGAACCTTATGAATTATCTGAAGAAGATATTGAGGTAAAAAAAGAAGAAGTAAAAAGAGCATCAGAAACAATTAATAATCCCAATGCAACGGAAGAACAACGTGATGGTGCTAGAGAATATATTGATAAAACACAAAAAGAAATTGATACAAAACAAGCTAATTCGATAGAATCAAATGAACCTATAAATTCAACGCCAGTTAAAATTGATGGTAATATTGATACTTCATGCCCTATTGGATTAAAGGTAGTTGAATTTGCTAAAAAAGATGTTGGTATATTAGAAACGGGTACAAAGGCAAATAAAGGTGCGGGGTTGAATTATGGAGGAAATCAAGCGGGAGGAGAAACGCCACCGGGTAAACCTGGTCGTATTGATATAATGGTTCAATTAGCGGGATTAGATAATCAGGAACAGGTCCGAGCAACAGGTGAGGGATATTACTGGTGTGCAGCTGCAGTAACTGCTTGGTGGAAATCTGCGGGGTTAAAAACTCCTCCTGGTGCTGCATCGTGTAAGAATTGGGCTACGTGGGGTAAAAAAAATGGTACATATACTAAAACACCAAAAATAGGAGCTGCAGCGTTATATGGGCCTGAAGGTAAAGAACATCACATTGGAGTTGTAGCAGCAATATCAAAAGATGGTAAGATAACTACAATAGAAGGAAATACCGGTGGTGGCGGATTCAATAGAAATGGATGTGGATGTTTTGTAAAAACTCCAAGAGTATCAACTATTTCTGGATTTGTAATTCCACCTACTTGTGTGGATAAAAAATAAAATTATAATATAGTTAAACAAAATGGCAAAACCAACTGATGATTCCGCAGTATTTTTAGACCAATTGATTGCATCGATTCAAACTCACTTGCCTACAATCCAAGGAATGTTTTTAACTACATCATTATATCCACCACTCCTAACACCAGGACCAGGGGCAGTTCCTTTCGTTGGTTATACAATACCTCCCGCAAGTCCATCTCCACCAAATCCACCGGTAGATGCTAATCAGCAAATTGCTGATAACAAAACCGCATATGATAAATTGGATTGGTCTAAAATTGGATTGGATAAAGATGACCCCGAAGTACAAGATATAATAAATCCAGATGTTAAGAAAATTAGTAAAAAGATTTTTGAAGACCCGTATGTAGAAAATGATTTAGAAGGTGGCAGTGCAAGGGTTTCTCAATTGGATAACTCTAAAGCAGAAAAGATTGACCAAGCACTTTATGACCAGGGAATTCTTAAACCACTTGAACCTGATACTGATTTAAAGAGTGGGTATAAAAATTTAGATGAGTTATTAAAAATAGCAGGAGCATGGGCACCTAAGTTGGGTAAAAATCCAAGAGTTAATTATGGAAATTTAAGAAGTGGTTATATCAAAGGTGTGCATGGATTATGTCCACAAGGTACACAATCAGTCGTAGTTGCATTAACAGGTGTAAGCGGATTAGGTAAAATAAGTGGTAATGCAGATTGGTTTTCATTCAAAGACCCATCGACCGGTGGTGGTAGAGCATCTTTTGCAGGAAACATAGGTGGTAAAGTTTATTACAACGAAAAAGTAAAAATAAATTCAGTTTATACTAAAAATCCTGCACAGTGGCAAGTGGGTGATATAGTTGTTATGGGGTATTTAGGTGGTAAATTATATGGTCATATTCAAGTTTGGACGGGTTGGAAATGGGTTAGTGATTTTTCTCAAAATGTCATTCAAGCAAACCATGTTGATAATACAACCATTGCTATGTGGAGATTAAATGAAAATGGTAAAGCTGCAGTTGCATCTCAGAAAAATAAAAAAGCATAAGATAAATTAGGTTAAACTCCTTTATAAAAATGCAAAATACTCAAAACATATATTTATAGTAAGTTAACAAATATTTTTAAAATGGATTCTAAAAAATTAGCACAACTAATTAAATTAGTTGTAGAACAAGAAATTAAGAAACAACTTCCTAAAATGATTAAGGAGGAAGTTAGTAAGTTATTAAACGAAACGGCAACTCCAAAGCCTAAAAAGGATATATTGGAAGAAGTTGACCCATTTGAATTAGCAACTCTATTATTAGAAAAGGACAGAACTACTACTACTAAAGAAGAAGTAAGACAAGTTCAACCTGCAAAACAATTGAGTAGAAATTCAACTATAAATGAAATACTAAATCAAACCAAACCATTTACTGCTGCACAAAGAAGTGCAGGACAAGTGGGAGGTGGTTCATCTATTTTAGATAATTACCAAATAGAACAACCAATAAATGAAGGTTATGCAAATTCACACATTCCAAATTATATGGATGCAGAACCTGATATAGATGAAACAATATCATATGGTGGGGGAGCACAAGGTGGAATTGAAGCAATGAGAACTCAGATGGCTTCTAAGATGGGTTATGGTGATATGGGAGGTAGTGGGATTAAAAAAGGTGGATTAGGTGTTACGACTGGATTAGCAGGATTAGATAGAATTTTAAATAGAGATAATTCGGAATTAGTTAAGAGGTTTAAAAAATAATATGGCTTATGTACTTGGTAGTAAAATTGTAAAGGATACGCAAGAATTTGATTCTTACGCGTATGGAATAACTTTACCTATTAAAAGAGGTAATACTGGTTATTTTGAACAAGCCTTTACATCTTTCGAACAAGCAAAAGCAAATTTAAAAAATTTACTACTAACGGCAAAGGGTGAAAGAGTAATGCAACCAGAGTTTGGTACGGGATTACAATCACTTTTGTTTGAACCAATGGATGATACGTTTGAATCACAATTACAAGATGTAATTACCCAAACAGTCAGTTATTGGTTACCATATATTAATATTGAACAAATTGATGTAGAAATGACTGATGCTATGAAAGATAACCATACTGCACATATGACAATTCAGTTTACGGTCGGAAATACAATTGAAACACAAGAAATAACTTTTACAGTTAGGGGATAATAATAATGGCATTAAATAGTATAACAAGAAAAAGTAATCAAGGTAGAGATATAAAATATCTTAATAAAGATTTTGCCGGTTTCCGTCAAAACTTAATTGAGTACGCAAAAACTTATTTCCCGCAAACATATTCAGATTTTAACGAAACCTCACCGGGTATGATGTTCATTGAAATGGCATCGTATATTGGGGATGTTTTGGGTTATTATATAGATGATACTCTTAAAGAATCCTTAATGTTATATGCAGAGGATAAAGAAAATGTTATCGCACTTGCACAATATTTAGGATACAAACCAAAAGTAACATCGCCTGCATTAGTAAGATTATCAGTTTATCAATTAGTTCCTGCAACTGGTTTAGGTGTAAATAATAGACCCGATTCTGATTATTTTCTTAGAGTTAAAGAGGGTATGGTAGTAGAAGCAAATACAACCGGTACACTATTTAGAACAACTGAATTATTAGATTTTAGTGTTGATGATGAAAGAGAAATTACAATATATAGAAAAAATACTGATAACGAACCAACCTTTTATTTGGTTAAAAAGTATGTTAACGCAATATCTGCAGAATTAAAGACAATAGATATTACATTTGGAACTGCACAAGAATTTTCAAAAATAGATTTGGCAGAAACAAATATAATTCAAATATATGATGTAAGAGATAGTAGCGGAAATAAATGGTATGAAGTTCCATATCTTGCACAAGAGATGGTATTTGTTGATTATCCTGTATCAAATCAAACTGATAAGGATTTATTTCAATTTAAAGATTCAGTTGCAAACGTTTTAAAATTAATAAAAACTTCTAGAAGATTTGTAACAAAAGTAAATCCAGACAATACTACAACAATTGTATTTGGTGGTGGTAATTCTACCTCATCTGATGAAACCCTTATACCAAACTTCAAAAATGTAGGATTGGGATTGAATTCATCAATAGATAATTTAGGTGCATCATTTGACCCTGCAAACTTTTTAAAGACAAGAAGTTATGGTCAGGCACCCGCTAACACTATTATTACAGTTTCGTATTTAGTAGGTGGTGGTATTTTGGCAAATACTCCAAAAGGTGAAATAAATAGAATAACAAACGTTTCTTTTGATGAAGATACAATTTCACTTAGTGGAGATGAATTAGCAGCATATAGAGTAGCTAAGGGTTCAATCGCAGTTGAAAACGAAACCGCAGCAAATGGGGCAAGAGGTGCTGAAACTATTGATGAAATAAGAGAAAATGCACTGGCAACATTTGGTTCTCAAAATAGGGCAGTAACTCGTAAAGATTATCAAGTAAGAGCCCTATCACTACCTGCAAAGTATGGTGGTATTGCTAAAGCATATTGTGCACCGGATGGAGAATTGGATAACAACTCACCATCATCTATCCTTGCAAATCCAGATACTCTAAGTGAATTTACTGATATTGTAACAAGTTTACAAGGTAAGAGTGAAATGGAAATTAAAGATGCGGTTAACAAATTTTTAGTAGGAAAGAAAAATAATACAAACGAAAAGAATAATCCATTTGCAATTAACTTATATATTTTAGGATATAATTCTAATAAGAATTTAGTGCAAATTGGAACTAATCAGGCACTAAAAGAAAATCTTAAAACTTATTTAAATGAATATCGTTTGTTGACAGATGGTGTGAATTTAATGGATGGATATATTATAAACATTGGGGTTGATTTTGAAATTAGAACTTATAGTGGATATAATAAAAGAGAAGTATTGGTAAGATGTATTGATGAAATTACAAAT